TGAGTAATACTATTATATTCTTTACTTCTAATATCTTCTATAAGTAAGTCATATAATGAACTATGAGACTTTATCCATACTTTTGCATACTCAGCATCAAAGTGTTCAGGATTATCTTTAATAATGTCAAAGTATTCTCTTTGCACTTTATTGCTTCCGTAAATAATAGCTTCTACTATCTCTTTAGTAGCTACTTTTTCTCTTCGTAGTAACTGTTCTACATCACATAACCACTTTAACCACATATCGTATTTTAATAGTAGTATTTCTTTAGCTGTAACACTAAACTCATGTTTAGGATTATCTAGTAACTGACTCAATGCAAATGCTTGTGAGTTGCTGTAAGCTTCTCTAGCTTTCGCACTAAACAATCTAAAGTTTAAGTTATTAGGTATAAATTTAGGTTTCATTTTAGTCCACTCCTATTACTCATTCCAGCTAAGAGTCCTTTCAACTCCATAACTGCGTCTTTAGTAGCTTCTGTTTGTACACCTCTATTTGTACTCTCTGTATGGTGTTTATCTGCTTTTTCCTCTATAAGAGATAACTTCTTACCAATCTTAGATACTCCAAACTTCCACATTAAAGCTATAAGTAGTAGTGTAGCAACTTCTACAAATATAGCAAAACTAGGGTGTGCTAATAATAATTTAACTATAGAAACCGCTACACTATCCATTTATCTTACTCCATATTTGATTTTGTGGTACATCTTTACAGCTAGTACCATAGCTTTAGTTCTTGCACTTACCTCAATACCATAAAGTATTTCTTTGAAGTAAGCATCTGCTTTATGGTATTCCTCTTTATCACATAAGTAATCATGCACTAAAATAGCAGGTAGATACTTAGGTTTAAATGGTGGAATAATTTGCCAGAATACTCTAGGTATATTCGCTCCATTAGTTTTATACCCACTAGGTACTGTAATGTCTCTATACTCATAAGGTATCATAAGTTTAAACTTATTTGTGATAGTAGGAACTAAAACAGGATAGTGCATAATATTACCACACTATCAAGTCTAAATCAGCTTGTGTTTTAGCTGTACTAACTTTAGCTTTCAAACCTTGAAACTTAATAAAATTAGTTTGATTTCTAGTAAGAATAGCACCGCTTAAACCTTGTAACTGTGCATAAGTCATAGCTACTTGATTGTTTGCTTTATCTAACCAAAAGAACCCAGTAGGCACACTACCAGCACTTAGTACGGATACTATTAAATCTTGACTATTTTTATCAGCTTGAAATGTTGTGCTTAGGTAAGCTACGTCTAGTTCATTAGCTTTGTTGTATGCTATACCTAGCTTTGATACTTTAGCTGTTTGTAATTCACTAAATGTAGGAGCTATCATAGTATCAAACTCTGCTTTAGTAATTTCCACTAATCCTGTATGATTAGCTACTATTGGGTCAACGAATAGTTGATTGTTCTTATCCTTGTAGTATTTCATTTAATTTCCTTTATCTTAGTTCTGACCATTTATATAGTGCCCCATAACCAATTACTATTGAATAGACTGAGCCACTAGGTATAATAGCACGTACATTAGATAGGTTAAAGTTAGTAGGGTATGGAGTTGTGTTATTAGAAACATCTACAATAATTCCATCAGCATACAGGGAAACATAGGCATAGTTACCTCCAGCATTACTTACACTAATGCTTACACTTATCGGCTTACCAGTATTATTAGTATAAGCAACACCAGCACTTCTACTCGCTGTAACATCTTGCCAAGTCTGCCCTACACCAATCTCTTTTAAGTTTGCGTTTAATGCTATAGCTGATAACTGAGTACCATCAAGTAAATCCGCATCTAGTCCACTTCCTGAGCCATCTACTGTTTTTATCTTAGCTAACACATCAGTAGCTGTATAATTTGTACTATCTAACTTCAACGCATCCTTACTATCTACTTCTGCTTTAGTATATGTATTTGCTACAGCAAATGCACCATAAGCAATTACATCAACTATATCGCCTGCTGTAGCTCCTACACTCAACACTACTTCTGTACCACTTGTAACTATAACATCTACACCATTCTGTAGTTTTCTACCATTTAAATACACATCAGCAAATCCACTATCATATCCACCTAATATAGTAAATACTATCTGTCCTGATGTAGCTGTAAACACTTGTCTTTGTGCTGTACCATTAACTGTACTACCTGCACTCTTCCAAGCATTACCATCGTATACTCTCAGTTCATTTAATACTGTATCAAAGTACAAGTCTCCTGTAGTTAATGTAGTGTGTGTAGCTATCGTTGGTGCTGTAGCTAAACTTCCATAGTAGGTATCAGCATAGTTGTTAACATCAGCTAACCCTACTGCAACCGAATTAACATTAGCGATACTACCTCCAACGTTATCAACATTTGTAATACTACCTGCCACAGTATCTACATTACCTATAGAAGCAAATACAACGTCTAACTTTCCTATAGAAGCAAACACTCTATCTATATTAGAAATACTCGTATATATCCTATCTAGTGTAGCTTTATCTATGAACAAAGAGTCTAATTTTGTTTTATCTGCGAACAAAGAGTCTAATATAGCTTTATCTGCATACAAAGAGTCTAATGTAGCTTTATCTGCGAACAAGGAGTCTAATTTTGTTTTATCTGCGAACAAAGAGTCTAATGTAGCTTTATCTGCATACAGGCTGTCTACTGCTGCTTTATCTAGTGCTCCAGCCTTTAGCAAAGCAGTTATATTGTTGGCTATTATATTTGTATTACTAACAAATCCCATCTATTCTATCCTTAATTGAATTTACAATACCACCAACTCCTATAGAGCCAATAGCATCATCTAGTTTAACTGCTACAGCATCACTTAAATCTCCACTATCTATACGCTCCATAGCGTCTGTGAATGTTTTATATGTCTCTAGCGAAATATCTCTATCAGTATTAAGAGTATTAAGTATACTCTCAGAGAACTGTATAGTGTCTGTAGCTACATCATAACAAGCTAGGGTGTCATCAGATGATAACTCATGAGTTAATATAGTCATCCTATAGGCCTATATTTAGTTTCATAGTGAGTAGCTGTAAAGTCTTTGCTAGAAGCTTTCTCTATATCTAATAGCCAAGCTTCAAACATTTTAAGCTCTTCGTCACCTACTATACGATTTTGAGTATCCATATCATCTCTAAGCGCATTACCAACTATGTATCTAACTAGCATGGTTTTATAATTATCATCTAAATCTAAGCTATCAGTCATAGCACTTATTACTTTTGGCTTTCTTGTATATGTAACTGTTATTGTGGTAGCTAATAATATATCAAATGGTACATTCTCAGTGAATGAAGGCTCCGGCGCTAATCTAATAACTTCTTTGTTTAAGTTATCTTTAATAGCATATAGTGGAATACCTGGTATAACGTTATCACCTAATATCTCGTCAGCTATATCAGCACTAATAATATCTAGCTTACTATAAATACCGTTTAATTTATATTTTACTCTAATTAAATCATTAGCATTTACTGGCAAGCTATAATTTGCCTGATTAGGGTGAACTACAATAGATGTAGAGTCTCTAAGGACTTTAGCTCTAAAGCATATAGTAGTCTGTGCCTCATCGAGTAGACGCAGTAATCTATTGTCGTCCCATCTATGCCCAGCAGGGTCTGCTAGTGTATCTCTAGCTCTCAGTATAACATCGCTCGCTAACATAGCATCTCCTTATTTAGTATATTATAAGAAGCTCCTAAGAGCTCCCTAAATACACTTAGTCTGTATATGTACCTTCAGTAAGTTCAGTCTCAATGTACTCAACAACAATCTTAATACGTCCAGCAGCGTCAGGTGCTACAGTATCTTTTTGTACAGTAACAGAACCGCCAGTAGCAAAATAGCCACCTGCGAATGTTCCAGTTTTAACACCAGTAGTTCCAACTACTAAGCCTGTAGCTACATTTGTAGTACCAACAAGAACTTTAACATTAGAAGTTGCAACGCCTGATGCCGTAGTAACAATAGCATATACTGCAGTAACTAATGAAGCAGCAGGAAGAGTAAACAGCGTATCATTCATTGTCGCAGAAGTACTAAGTACTCCTGTTGCAGATACACTGATTTCTTTCTTTTGGTTATTTTTATTTTCAAATCTTAAATCAGCCATCTAAATCTCCTTATACAGCTACATCTACGAATACTAAACCGTAGTTATATCCAGCAACTTTACCATCAGCATAATCAACATTTTCAGCGATTAATTTAGAAGGCTTAGCAGCACACCATGTCTCAAGACAAGACTCTGAGAATTTACCGAAGTCAGTAGCTTCATACTTATAGTCAGGCATCATACCATTAGCTTTCTGGAATGCGCCAGCACCAAGAACTAAACAACGCGAAGTCTTAGCAATACCATTATAAGCAGCTTCTCCAGTCCATTTACCAGCAGCATCTTTCTGACGAAGTCCAGCAGCCTCAACACCTGTATTTTCATAGTTATAATAGCCATTAGTTGTAATAGCCCCTACAGTTTCACCAAAGAATGTAGGTGCTTCAACAAATAAGAAGTTACCTATTTTACCAATAACACCTTTAATAAGGCGATTGTCATTACCACGAACATCAGCAGTCTGAAGTACAGCTCCTGCACCAGCTTGTTTTAAGAATGCGGCTTTAGCAGCTACATCTAGTACAATAATCCATACAGCTTCACCACCTTGTAATGCGAAAGGCTTAAGAGGTAATCTACGTGTAATACCTGCAGGAGTAGTACTAAAACCAGTACCAGTTTTAACCGCTTGCTCAATCTTAAGTACTGCATCTAAGTTAAATGCTCCAGCTGCGAATGATAAACCAAATTCAGCTTCTTGTTGACCTAAGTCAAAGAACGCTTGGTCTTCACTTCTTACCCATAAATCTGCCAATTTTGAGCGAGAGTCAGAATGCTCATTGATTGATAAGTCTCCAATTTCAACTCCATCAAATTTAGTACCATTATCAACTACATATCTATAATCAGACACTGTAAGCTTATCAGAGAATTTCTTCTTTTGCTCACCTTTACCTTTCGCTGTTGTATTCCCTTTTACAGGTCTACCTGAGAGGTTACCATCAAAATCAAATACTACTGTATGACCCTTAGATGCACTAATGTCATTCTCAACCATAACTATAGAGTCAAAACTCTTACCTTTATATGGAGCCCAAAATGAAGTTGCAGACTTTTGAAGAAGGCCTTCCGCCATCCACGCCTTACGAACTAAATCAGACCCAATATCTACTTTACCAGTCCCTGTTGCCATTTTATTTCCTTTTATTTAATAGATATGATATTAAAATACCATATCTGCATAATCTTTAGCGATATCTATATCTACCGCACCTTTAGTTGGAGTGCTATCTCCACCAGTTTTCGTTAAGTCTGGTTGGTTAAGCGTTTTATTACCATCACCAATGACTTTCGGTGTATTTAAGTAGTTATGGACTTCCTCGAGGTAAGCCTCAAAACTAATACTACCATCTTCCAGTTTCTTAGTAATTCTAGGAGGAACATCATACTGTATAACTTCATCAGTTATCGGAGTCTGGTGGCTTCTATTAAATTCTTCAAGAACCTGTGCTCTTCTTTCCAATTCAGCTTGTAGCTGAGCCTGAGTAGTCACTTCATTAAGAGTTTCTTGGTGCTTTTTAGCAGCTTCACTCTCCAATCTATTCATCTCATCACGCCAAGCATCTGGATTATCATACTTTAATGCTTCTAAGCGTTCCTTAGTTTCACTATCTATCTCTACTTGTGGAGTGGTTAGCTGTTCTAAGACTTGCGCCTTAGCTTCTAGCTCCTTCAATTTCTGTTGAGACTTAGTATATGAAGCTTGCGTATCTTTGAAACGCTTCTCCCAATCAACTTCTGGTTTGCTATCAACATTATCGTTAGATTTAGTTGAGGTAGCAGATTTATCTTCTGGAGTACCCATCTTTTATCCTTATATTGTGTATATTTATATTATATCATAACTAATATTAAATTAACCTTAAACATCAAAAGATTTCGAGTATCTTTGCACAGTAGTACTATTATTAATATAAATATCTGTTATAGCACGAGTCTTGTCTCCCATAGCTATATATCTGAGCATATCAGCTGCATGAGAGTTCTCGTCGTGTACAGGTGCATCGAGGTATACCTTGTATTTGTTATCATATTTCTTTCTATAGTTCTGTATAGCTACTAATATGCTCTCACACTTACTATTTATACGCGCAGTTTTCAGGAACTGTCTAGTAGCCTCTATACCATCAGCTAGTCTATGCTTCTTAACTAGTACTGGTGAGAACCCTAACTCTTTTAGCGCTTGCCAGCGTGTCTTATCCGCTATTAGCTCTCTTACTTTAGAGTCATGCGGTACATATGTCTGGCCCATAGCCCAACCGAATTTGTTAGTGAGCGCTGTGAATACATCTTTGTAATGCTGTAATCCATGCCCTGAGTTAAGATACTCACCTATTATCTCTATATGCCCATCGGGATGCTTCTGAAAGAACCCTATAGCGAACGTGTCGTTCATACCGAGGTCAAATGCGCTATGCACTTTAAGATTTACATCATAATTGAGCGGTTGCTTAGTGAAGTCCGTCGAGTCCTTAACTATATTAAGAGTCTTAAACTCATGCTCATAGTATGTGCCTTCTAAGCTTTGAGCAAACGCCCTTTCAGGAGTAGCTGGATATTCTTGGTCGAACCCTTCACCTAACTCGTATTTCTTAGCTGCATACCACCATCGCTGCGTCTGCGTGAGAACTATATCTAGCTCATCTTCTATTTGTGCTAGATACTTCTCATCATCTTCAGTAGGTTTAGTCTCGTGGTCTAAGGTACAGTCAGGGTCATTCATCCAACTAAGGAATATGGGCTGGAAATCAAAAGGCCCTAGCTGCTTCTTAGTCTTTATGTTCATCTCTGCAGCTTGCCACATATCATAAAACATACCGCTCTTACCCTCAGCTGTCGACTCTATAGTTATCTTGTTATTCTTACCTACAGACTGAAATGCACCTTTCTTAAGCTCATCAGCTTTATCGGGAAATTTACTAGCTATCTTACCCAATTCAGAAACATGTAGACTTTGTAGTGTATCTCCGCGAAAGTTACCAATCTTTAAGATAGACCTATTACTAAAACTCATACCCTTGTTGTTATTAGTGAGCAGTTTTATGTCGAGAAGCGTCTTAATAGCTTGAGGAAATTCATCCCACATCAAGTCAGCCCGTCGTTGTAATTTACTACTCTCATCTAGTCCGTAGCTCTGTATACCTGCTGAGAACGACTCACTAAATATACAACTATCAAGGTTATATGCAAGATATAGTGTAGATATACCTTGCTGTCGGGACTTGAGAATTATCTTGCGAGTATGCTTAAACTGCGTAAGAACTTTCATCTGTGAGGGGTTCAAGCGCATAGTACGTTTCTTACCATCCTTATCTTCTATGGTATACAGATTATTAAGCCTCCATAACTTCGATGATAACTTAGTATCTATAAAGTCCTGTAGCTCCTTAGGAGTCTGAGGAAGCTTTGTATTAGCAGTCATCAGTAAAGTCCTTAACTATGTTTTGTATAGCTATGTTTATAGTATTCTCCGGCTTATCATCTTTATAGCTTGCTTCTATCGTGCCAACTATGCTTACCATATCTTTAAATTCCTTCACCTCAGCAAATTCTGCATCATTGCGCATAAATTTTAAGGCATGCTCC